ACAAAAGCAGATAGAATGCCGTACATAATGTCGCTGTTTATTTGTGCATCTGAATTAAATGTGCCCTGTAAAGGGGCATGGGTAAAAATTAAAACTCCCCAATCATTAGGGAGTTTCAAAGCCGTATTGGCGAGCCAATTTAATTGTGCGTTCCGAAATGCGGATGACCATTGAGACGGGTATTTATTGGTCCCGTCCGCCAGCGTAATATACGGGTTATCAAAGCTGTTAAGGCAGATTACCCGGATTTTTTGGGCCGTGAAATCTTTGTACCCGTATAATCGCTCTTTTTCCGTCGGGTTAAGGATAAACGCCGGATCCATATATTTGCTTAGGATTGCATACCGCTCGGCTGGCTGCAAGACAGATCGCATCAGATTGCCGTCATTGTCATGCGCGTACCAACTATTGTCGTCATGGTTGCCGTTTAGATAAACAACCGGGGAAGCGGATGAGGAATAGAGGGACTGTGCCGCGTCCTCAAAGTCGGTTAGCATCAAATTTTTCTGCTCATCTCCATCCACAAGGTCGCCACCGTGAACGACAAGGTCAATTTTTGCTTTGTTGGTTAAATAGGCGACGTTCTGCATATGGAGCGTGCTGCGGCTTTTTAGATTGTTTCCGTTTTCGCTGGCGGTAGCATAGTGCGTATCCGTAATAAAAGCGATGGACAGCGTTTCGTCTGTTTGCACCTGCGCCAGCTCATCCACGACAAAATCAATGCCGTTTTTAAAATAAACATCGATGCTCGGCAGGTTCCCATCATCTATCTTGCACCGGATTGTGCACCCCGCAACCTCTATACCGACGGAGATCACGTTTCCCATGCCTTTATGTGCATCGGCCCATTCCTGATCGTAATTGCCATCCGGATTGATTTTCTGCCAGACAAAAACTGATTGATCCAGCGTGGACGTTACTTCATCTTTCCCATGGTACACTCGGACAATGATCCTTTTTTGGCTTGTGTCGTCGGCAAAATCAGTACCGTCTGGGGTAAAATATGCTACTTTATATGACTTTGACTTTTCGGCCGCATCTTGTGCAGCTTTCGCCTTTGCTTGCAGGTCCTGCACAATCTCCGGCGTAACGGCGACAATCTCGATAAACTCGCCCACCGTGATTTTGTTATTCGATGGATTTGCTTCCGATTCGTCGATTTGGATAGCCCGGGCGCTGATTGTTAATTCCGGCTGCATCTCAAAGTCGACAATCTGAAAATGGTCTCCTAAATTTGGCTGATAGCCGAGATGTGCGACATCCACGGTGTAATTGTACTTTGGATGGTTGTATTTTCCCAGCTGCTCTTTGCCCCAGTCCAGCAATCCGTTGGGATTTAGAATTTGATCATTTACGACGTACCCCTCTAAGTATGGTCCGCCATTATTGTATCGATCGTTCGCATCATCGTCCACGAGATACTCACGGCCGCCGTTAACGGATGCAATGGACGCCAGCGTGCCATCCTGCTTTTGTCCGCCGTATACGTACAACTTTGTGTACATTTCCTGATCACTGCCGGTCCGGGTAATTCCTTGCAGATTGTGGGCATATTCGAGCCGGTAGCCTTTCGATTCGCCCAGCTCATCCACAAAATCAATCACTTTTCGGATGATCTTGCCATTATAGACCTCAACATATGCCCGGATCTCTGCACTAAATTGTGTTGTTAGCTGGTCAAGCCAGTATTGGGCATTGTTGCCGGCGGAAAATTCAAAGTTATTGGATCCACCATAAAAATAGTTTTCTCCTATTTCCCAGCCAGAGCCTTGCAAAATATAATTAAATAAATCCTGGCTCGATACATTAGCCATTGTTTTGGCCGGTACAATTTTGTGCGTCAAATCCCACGCGAGCAAATTAAGACACTGCGCTTTTTTAACATGGACGGGGCCGATCACGTCATCCTCAACATTATAAATCCGGTAAACATAAAAATAGCCATCATTGCCCTGTTTAAGGAGATGATAGCCATATGTTATAAACTCCGTTTCCCGGTATCCTGTTGGCACGCTGATTTCGAGCGTATCCGCCCATATTTTGCCTTGGTCATCTGCGATTTTAGTAGACCGCAGGTCATCGTAAAACTTGCAGCCTTTGCCGTTTAAATCTAAAACACCACATGGGTTTAGATCGGGATCCAATATAAGATACATAGGCTATCACCTCCTATTGAGTAGTAGGGCGGTATTCAAAATACCAATCCGCATCCGTCAAATCCGGGGAAAATGCAAAAGACTTTGGTACACCACCCTGCATGGTAAAAAACTGACCGCCAATGTAGAAATTTTCCATAAAAAAATCACCATTTTTATAAATGGTGTGATCTTCGCAATTTATTTTTATTTCGTCCCCTGCTCTTGCTATCACCGTTGGCATGGAAGTCCCGCTATTTCCACCATTTATGATTTGCCATACAGCCACGTCACTCAATGCCAGCCCGTTATTTGTGTACTTTACTACCGGGTCAGCTGTATCCTCTTGAATGTCGTACTTGGCGATATACGCAGCCACTGCGGCCAGCTTTTGTGTATAAATTTTGCTTGTATCCGTCCATGTCGTTGTAATCGGTTTACTCCACATAGGGTTATGTTTGCTGTCGCATTTCATAACCTGCACCGTAAACTTATTTCCAATCTTCTCCAATTGGATCCATCCGTAAAAATTGGAATAGGTGTCTGTGGACGGATCGGCCGGCAGTGTAAGGGTCTTCCACAGTTGTTCTGTCTTGGTTTTTCCATTGCTTTTTACCGTTCTCGTACCGTTTTTCACCTTAATCGTTTTGGTGGTCGTTTTCTTTTTGTTAATACTACCTTGGTCATACATGATATTGTGATAATTATCTCCGTTGAATACAGTCACCTGCAAAATAGGTTTTGCACTGATGCTGTTATCTTTTAGGCCAATTTTCCCAATCGCATTACCATCTTGATCTAACAGATAAAGTTCCACTTTTCCTTTGGCTCTTGGGTAATATTGGTTATTCCATAGCCAAATGCGCACGCGGTAATCTTCATATTGTCCGTTTAGCATTTGCTGTACGATTGGGCCATGCCATTTGTCTTTTACTGGATCGCCAAAATAGGGACGCCCGCTGCTATCAAGTGAAACTTTTAAAGCGTCATTTTCGGTTCGCATGCTTCCGCCAATTACTCCATTTTCAGGGGTAAATGTAAGCGTTTCAGGCGTGAGAGATAGCCAGTTTGCCATTGTAGCGCAATCGTCGTGAAATACTCTTGGTTCTAAGTCTACTGGATATTCGCCTGTGTCGGGATCGACATCAGATCCTAAATAGATATAGTTTTCGTCTTGATCAGTAATAGCAATCCTGGTCACGTCTTTTTTCGGTATGCATGTAAAAACGGGATAGCATTCCGCTGTCCCGTCTGGTGTGATCGTAATAGGGTTTGCTGTTATGTCGTGCTGTTGGTATTCGCCGTAGCCTTTCGGGTCGCTACAGCTAAAAGTAATGCTTGCGCGCCCTTTGTATAACGACCGTGTGACTTCGGTTATATTGGATACATGTGCATAATAAGTAAAGTCCTGCTCATCATCAAAAATCAAGTCAAATTCTGCATCATCGATTGGCATAAGCCAGTCACTAATTTGGTGAATCAGATCAATACGCTGTTTATGCGAGTCGGCCACAATTTCAACATCTACCACAAAAGTACGGCTTTTCACGTTTGTTCCCAAATATAAGTCCCCGGCCATTCCGGGGATATTTTGTGTTTGTTCTTCAACTACTGGAAAAATGTTCCTATGAATCTCAATTACTCTTAAATTAAATTCCCGGGAATGAGCACCGGCATAAAAAAATCCGAATTCTGTGTCTGTAACAGTCGCGGTCATATCGAGCTCAACCCCTTAAAAATGTTTCTCACATTCGTTGCCTGTTTATCGTATTTGACAATTTCTGTATACACTGTTTTGCCATTCCATTGTGTAACATGGGTTTGAGGCTGGACAGCGACTTGCACTTCAATCGGCGGTATTTGGGTGCTATTTGCTTTTCCACCGCCCGCTGCAGTAGCCGCTTGTGCAAGGATGATTCTTGGACCGGATACATTGTTAACCAGGTTTGCTGCTTTTGAAATGGTTCCGGCTGCATATCTCTTTAATTTTGAGATCGGCGTTATTTTACTTCCGGCCATGAAATCATCAAAACTTGTCGGTCTGGTTGCAATCGCAATCCTTCCGTCTTTTGTTTCTATGATTTCTGGTTCTTTTTCAGCAACATAAACATGTCCGCCTGCTGAATTTTCCGTTCCGTCTGCGTATCCATGTCCTTCACCTAGTCCAGACAGGTTTCTTCCATACCGGTGTTTAGCATAATTTAATGCCGCTAGCAGGTTATCAAATCCATTAAAAATGTTCCCATGGCCCGGAAACTTATAGGCGTTAAATGTCGCGCTTATTGTCTGCATCAAGCCCTTTGCAAGGTCGCCGGTTATAGTGTTTATATCTGTGTATCCATGCTGTACAGCTAATGGATTGCCACCGGATTCCGTTGCAATTTGCCGCAAAACTTTATTTACCATTTCGGCACTTGTAGATAGACCATTCATGGCGAGCGCTCTTACAACGGCCGGCTTCCATCGCTGCACCCCGGATCCGCTTGGATTAACGACTAATGCATCTTTTAATTTGTTTTTTATGCCCTTAAATAATTCGTTTGGAAGCCCGATCGCCAAATCTTTTAAAACACCGGTATACTCATTTCGGAAATCTGATAGACCAACCTTATCTTTTACATACGAGATTAATTTTGATGGGTCAGAAAAGATGTCAATGGCCGTTTTTGCTCCTTTTTCTATGCCGTGCCACAATCCTGTAAAAAAGTCCCCAATTCCGCCAGCATATCCTTTTATGCCCAATTTATTTAATAGCTGCATGGATGGCCCATGCGGTAGAATGCTTGTGCCTTTTGGCAAATATCGCAATTCCGGCCCGGTTTTCCCGACGATATATGTTCCAATGCC